AATCACATATATTAGATGGTTACATGGGTTCGGGTTTTATATCTTTTTCCGGACCCTTCTCGACTTATAGAAGCGTGCCTATGACTAGAGAGATAATCCTGTATTCCTCTGCTGTGCATAGTGATATAGGACCCCAAATGCAACCGATTCCATCGGTTGCTCCGCCAAAGAAACGGTTCATATATGGTCTATGGACCTGGTTCTTTGGTGGCGTGAAGGTTACTCAAGAAGTCGAGCAGTTTGCTGGTGAACTGCTCACGCAGGAGGGTAATTGTTATAATGACGATTACGAGTTAGATCGTGTTTCTTTTGCTTCTGAAACTGGCATGGCCGCCCGTGTTAAATACGGTTTCATGAAGGATTCTATAGCAAACCGTTTAGTTGCAAGACGATTTATATTGGACGCATTCCGTGAACGCGGGATGCGTCCCGCACATATTCGCCGTTGTTTACCATTGGCTATTGAGGTTGCTATGACCCCAATGGACTCTGAGATCTTGGCAGTAGCTATACGCGCATCTAACGCTTTCCGACAGCGTCGTGAGGCTTTCAACACCAACTACTACTCACGTACTGGTTGGCGCCCCTGGAACTGGTTTGGCCCTCAGGTCAGACCTGATCCAGTTCAGACCACTTAATGGGGCCTCGCGGCCCTGCCTGGGGTGGAGCTCGCTCCCAGCGGCCATCCGTTCCACCCGTCCCTACAGGTAAGGCCGCGAGGACCCGATTATTACTTGCCACGTAAATCTTTTTGTTTTACGGGTATGTCCAGCGGTATGGACTTTCGGGTAAGTAATCATTCTCTCGCTATTAGTGCCAGGTCAGTCAATGAACGAATCTTCTATGTTAATATGAAAGGTAAGCTCATTGAACCACCCCGGCCAACACCTGGATATTATGATGAAAATCTTAAATCTGTTTTTAAACTGCTTCGTAGGTTGGCTTTTACTGCAACCCCTTTGGGCTCCTTCGCCTATGCGAATTCTATCACTGATAGGAGGAAAAAGGTCTACCTACAAGCAGCACAAGACAATTTGGATTTTGGGTTTGATGATGAGTTTGCTAGGCTCAGCACATTCCTTAAGGTTGAATTTTATAACCTTACTCTTAAATCCGATGTTGTTAACCGGCTGATCCAGCCACGTCAGCCGCGTTATCTAATAGAAACCGGTCGGTATTTCACACCGATTGAGAAAACTGTGTATAAGTCATTAAACACAATGTTCGGATTTACAGCTGTTTATAAAGGTCTCAATGCTGATCAACGGGGCGAGGCTATGTTTTCATCTTGGAGTAAATATTCTGATCCTATAGCAATCAGTTTTGACTTCAAAAGGTTTGATCAACATGTATCAAATCAGGCTTTGCGTTGGGAGCATAATGTATATAAATGTTATTACCCCAATGATAGTTGGTTCGCCCATTTGCTTGAGCTCCAGTTATACAATCGTGGTGCTTTGCACAATAAGAATGGATCAGTTTATTATAAAACAATCCATTGCCGTTGTTCTGGGGATCATAATACTGGGCTCGGCAATACTTTGCTTGTTTGCTCAATGGTGTATGCTTATTTTAAGCATATCAAGATTACAGCAGACTTAGCAGATGATGGTGATGATGGTGTAATCATCACTGAGCGTAAAAACTATTACAAAATCTTATCCACCATGGAGGACTATTTTATTAAATTTGGGTTTCAACTCACTATAGAAGAGCCGGTTTATGTGTTTGAGCAGATTGTTTTCTGTCAAATGTCACCAATTTTATCAAACACTGGTCGGTATACCATGTTGCGTAACCCTAAAATCAGCACATCTAAGGACACCTGTTCCGTTAAACCACTAGACAATCCAATCATAGCCAAACGTTGGTGTTCAGCCGTTGCTTTAGGCGGTCGAGCTCTTGGCGCGGGAATGCCCGTTGTCCAAGAGTATTACCGTTGTCTGGAACGGTATAGTGAAGGGTTATCACCTCTCACTGACCCCACGCTAGAAGGTGGATTTTACAGACTGTCACGTGGAATGCGGCAAAAATCTGAACTTATAACCCCTGAGACTAGATACTCCTTCTTTCTTGCTTTTGGTATTACACCAGATGAGCAGGAATGTTTGGAGGACTATTATCGTACTCTCAGGCTTACTGTTGGCGACCTCAAGGCTAGGTTTGCCATCATCCCTTTGTAGCCTATCGGGTTGTTCACCGTAATGCCCCAAAACTATTACTTTAGTGCTAAACAAAATGCCAAGAGACTGCACGGAGGCTTAGGTTGGTGAACGATGTACAGTCCCCGCGGTCACGGGTATCCGATACATGACCAATAAATCGAAAAAGAAAGTAATCTTCCCTGCTAAACCCAAAGCAGCTCCCCAACAGAAGAAGAAAGCTCCTAAGCCTACCCCTTGGGGTGACTATGGGGCAATGGCTGGTAAGGCCACGGCTGAGTTTCTTAATAGTGGAAACATTGGTGCCACTATTGGCCGTTGGCTTGGCACTGGCATTGGATCCATTTTTGGATCTGGTGATTACACCATGGTTGGTGCTAAACCTAGGTATAATGTGCTTGGAAATTCTGGGCAAATACCAAAGTTCGACACTACCCATGCCACTAATGTTATTTGCCATCGCGAGTATCTCGGTGATATTCCTGGCACCACCAATTTTAATGTTTTAAATTACCCGTTACAACCTGGTAACTCAACAACATTCCCTTGGTTGTGCACTGTTGCGCAGAATTATCAACAATATCGCTTTCATGGTGTTGTTTTTGAATTCCGCTCTTTAATGACTGATTATGTCACTAATGGACAACCTGGTGTAGTGGTGCTTGCAACCAATTATAATGCCGCCCAAGCCGCTTATTCTAATAAACAACAGATGGAAAACAGTGAGTTTGCTGTTTCCGTCAAACCAACCAATGATTTGATGCATATGATAGAGTGTGATCCTAGCATCAC